TCAACCAAGTGAAGAGGAAGCAGATAACTTTCATTTGATACAAGCAATAACAGGAGATGTAACAGATGGATTCAAAGGAGTACCTAAGATGGGACCAGTCACAGCTAAGAAAGCTTTAGAGAAAGACGGGTACACTTGGGAGACTGTAGTAAAGTGCTACGAGAAAGCAGGACTCACAGAACAAGACGCATTGATGAACGCTTGGATGGCACGACTACTCCGAGCTGATAACTATTGCTTCAGAACAAATACAATTAAAAAATTATGGACACCAAAGAACTACCAAACCAAGGATATACTAAAGATTTCTCAACAGGGGCTAAGCGTGACGGGGACATTGGACGGGGACGACCCAGCCTTATTCCTCCAATCGCCTTACGCAGTCTCGCCAAACGATTTGAAGATGGCGGAAAGCTTTACGGAGACAACAACTGGAAGCAAGGCTTCCCACTAAGTAGATTGTATGATAGTATTTTTAGACATCTGTTGGCGTTGGGGGAGGGCGATAGTACTGAGGACCATGCGGCAGCTATCCTTTGGAATGCGTCGGCTTGGGCGTGGACAGAAGAACAAATCAAGAACGGTAAACTCCCAAAGGAGCTAGACGATCTAGGATATAGAGATGACAAGTGAACAACCGTTAAGAGCTGATGGCTTCAACCAAGCTATAATAGGTAATGAGTACAATACTAATAGAGTGGTGTATTCTATAGAGCGTATGCTACAGATACTTATAGATAGAGACGGCATGAGTATGGAAGAAGCTATAGAGTTCTTTGACTTTAATATAGGAGGTGCGTATGTAGGGGAGATGACTCCTGTGTACGTATGGACTGAAGATAACATACCATTATGAGTAACGAAGAAATAGTACTACCTGCTCTATCACAAGAGCTTATCAATAAACTTGACAAACTGTTCCCAGATAAATGTCCCCTCTTGACAGACGAAGACAGAGTGATATGGTATAAGTCAGGACAACGTCATGTAATTGACTACCTCCAACAGACTTACGACGAACAACTTCAACAAGATATAGTAACCAAACAAGTATAGTAGCCATGTGTTTTTCACAACCTAAGATGCCCGACCCTTTACCACCCCCGGCTCCGATTCCGGATCCATTAGTTATGGCTGAGAAAGCACCAACAAAGCGAGCTACTCAACCTACTAAACGTAGTAGAGGTACGGCTCAAGTTACTGCTCGTCGTCGTCCTAGTATCGGAATGGGTGGAAGCGGTGGTACTGGCGTACAGTTTTCTTCATAGTAATAAATTAACAATAGTAATATAAATAAACATGAGTCTTCGCACACTTGATAAAAAGACTTTACTCTCAGATGGCACTGCGTCAGGGGCGGGTAATAGTTTCTCGGTTGAGCGTTCTAAGGGATGGACGTTCTTAATAGCAACAACAGTTTCAGGCACTGCAACAGTAGACATCGAAGCTTACTTCAGTGAGTCGTCTGCTTGGCACGTTATACACAGTCAATCTGTTACAACGGACGGATCGATTATGATTCGTGACGACCACGGACACTACGAAAAGATTAGAGCTAACATCAGTGCTTACACATCTGGAACTCACAGCGTCTACGCATCTGGTACTGTTGACTCTCTCTAAAGAATGTCATTACTTCTCACACCGTCGATAGAGAAACCTAGCAACATAACACCGTTGCCCGGTAACTTCGTTCGACCTGCCTTTGAAAAGCTCTACGGATTTGACGCACCACAAGAGGACGTTATAGACGGAGCGATCTTTACGGAAGCAAGTGAACCATTGACAACTGAATTAAATGAAATATTATTATTTGAACCCGCTTAATACTTATGGCCAATAAAAAGATAACAGAGCTTGATGCTTTAACAACACCCGCAGGAGCAGACGTACTTGCTATTGTCGATGATGTGGCAGGAACAGCTACTACTAAGCAAGTAACCGTTACAAACTTAATGACCCTAGCTCCAGCTATTGACGCTACAAGTGTAGCTGCGGCTGGTGCATTAATGGACTCCGAGGTCACTAACCTAGCCGAAGTAAAAGCATTTGATTCGTCTGCCTACGCAACAGCGGCACAAGGAACATTAGCAGATAGTGCTACTCAACCGGGCGACTTAGGCACAGCGGCGGCAAAGGATGTAGGAACAAGTAACGGCAATGTTGTTGAATTAGATGCTACAGGTTTACCCGCAGTTGATGGTTCTCAGTTATTAAACCTACCGAGTCCTGATGTAAACGGCCCGCTTACCACCGCACTTCGTGGAACCGACAACCCACACATCGGAGCGTATCCAAATCAGAGTTTCAAGGTTACGGACAATCCGAATAAGTCTGTCATGGTTATCGCAGATGCGGACGGAAACTTGGAGTTTGTTACTAAGGACGGAGCAAATGTTTTTGTTAACACACCATCCTCTCGTCTCGCATTAGCAAAAGGATTCAGTATCCAAGCGGATGGTGCTGAACCCGACATAGAAGCAGTCGATTCAGACGGAACTACTTACTCAGTCATTAGTGGAGACACAGACACTAAAGGAGCAAACGGCTTACCAACTCGCCAAGGTTTTAACTACCCCGACATAGGGGCAAACCCAGCACCACTTCTAATCTCAGGCGGCACAATCGCTTAACCAATTATTCATTATGTCTATATCAAGCATTCAATCACAATATCCATCTGCAATTTGGTACGACTCTAATCACGGAGGCACAAACGCAGGTACGCTTACTAACCCGTACACATCTATGGGGACTGCAATTTCGGCAGTTACAAGCAATAATACTGTAATCGCCGTTCTTAATGGTAGCCACAATGTCCCACAAAGCGAATTAGGTGGAAGTGGTACAACTTCTTCTATTTCACTAGGCGGAACTGCTGACACCTTGCACCTAGTTGGAGAATCTACAGAGGCAATCTTGAATACCACGGGAGAATACATGGGTGGAATAATTAACCTTCAGGGTGCTAGTTATGACTTAATTATAGAAACTCTCAAAATCACCCATGATAAAGTGGCAAGTTCAGGACACATGGGTCTCATTATGGGATCACAAGCAATAACAGTTGATAAATGTGTAATCGAGATATCAGCAAACACTTACGGAAGTAGTACATTTCGTGGAATGTTTGCCGCTGAAGGCTTAAATTCTGCGTCAGGACTAGATAATATTTTAACTGTTACAAATTCAGTAATTCAAGTTGGATCATCAGGGACTTACGGGATGTTGGTAGGTGGTCATTTTCAGTATTGGGATGCCGCTACTATCACAGGAAATACAGTAGTTAAGGTAGGTTCAGCCGGAACTCGTCTTTACAGCCACACTTACTCCTCTCTTTCGCCTTCAATCTTCAAAAACAATATAGTTGTAGGCACGAGTGGGACTGAAGTTTTACACCACACACCAGTTACAAATTCTAATAATTGTTTCGGAAACACAGGAATAACTAGTGGAGGTACTGATAACTTATTTGTAGATCCGCAATTCGTGGACTCCGCAAATGGCGACTATCGCCTCCGCCCATCCTCTCCTTGCATCAACGCTGGGACCGCAAGCTAAGTAGTCATGGCACTCAATAAATTGCACAAGAAGGACTTCGTTATCGCTATTAAGACTGGCGATACGGCAGGGGACGAAGATAAGTTTAAGAAGGAAGCAACAAAAGGAGAGCTATTCTTTAACACCAGCGATAAGAAGTTGTACATTGCTATTACTTCTGCTGGTGGTTCTTCTGACGCTACCTTATACGAGACTGCTGCGTTTACTCTTACCACCTAATGCACGAAACAGCCCAAGGGCTATACCATAGCTTAGAGAACCAACGTCACTCTTTCTTAGATCGAGGTCGTACTTCTTCTGAGCTTACACTTCCTTATGTCTTACCACCTGACGGTCATAGTCACGCTAGTAAGTACTACACACCTTATCAAGGTATAGGAGCTAGAGGTGTACTCAATCTAAGCAGTAAGTTATTACTGGCATTACTTCCACCTAACGCTCCCTTCTTTCGACTTGTTATAGATAAGTATGAGCTAGATAAAGCGAAGGAAGATATAGGAGAACAAGGAGCTGAACAACTACGTACTGACTTAGAGAAAGCATTAGCGGGTGTAGAGCGTAGTGTATCACAGGAAGTAGAAGTACAGAACTTTAGGAACGGTATCTTCCAAGCGTTAAAGAACTTACTAGTTACTGGTAACTCTTTGTTGTATCTACCTGACGAAGGTGGGATGCGTGTCTTTAAACTTGATCGTTATGTTATCAAACGTGATCCAATGGGTAACGTTACACACATAGCTATTAAAGAAACTGTAGCTCCTATGATGCTCCCTGAGAGTGTTCGTGAGGAAGTATACAGGCAAGAGAAAGAAAACACTTGTGATCTATATACAGCGGTAGTACGAGAAGGAGATCACTTCAACGTTTATCAAGATGTCAAAGGTATCCTCATCGAAGAAAGTGTGGGTAAGTATCCAATCGAGAAGTCCCCGTGGCTCCCGTTACGTTACACCCAGATTGATGGAGAGGACTACGGCAGAGGCTTTGTTGAAGAGTACATCGGAGACCTCAAGTCGTTGGAAGCACTTACAAAAGCTATCGTCGAAGGTAGTGCAGCGGCTGCTAAAGTATTGTTCATGGTCAACCCGAACGGTACAACAAGATCAAGAACCTTAGCAGAAGCACCGAACGGAGCAATCGTACAAGGTAGTGAAGCAGATGTATCGGTGTTACAACTTAATAAGTTCAATGACTTCCGTACTGCTCAAGCTACTATGGCTGGTATAACA